GCCTCAAGAATAACCCTCGGGCCCATGTCTGTGTATCCATATGGAAGTGAATACCAGTACAGGTTCCCAGTTGCTAAGAATTGCGCGATTACTTTAGGGTCTGCTGTTCTTGATGCTTTCCCGAACCTTGGGACGACGTCCATGAAAGACGGCCCCGGAAGCATGAAGATCGACAGGTCTGAACGGCAATCCAACATCCCTTGAATCTCAGCCTTGCAATCGTCAATGGAGAAACGGTCATTAATAAACTTGGTGTCTCCTTGCGAGTTGTGCCGAACAATTCTAACGCCATTGCCATAATCCGGCACAACGGCGAGGAAGGGCTCGAGAATTGTGCAAGGTGGGAGAACCTTGGTTTTTCCTTGAGCTGCCGGATAGACCTTTAAAAGTTCCTGCTCCTGCATTGAGCACAAGAAAAGATATTGATCCCAGCCTTGAGTCCAAGGCAATTTACCGACCTCGCCCCGGCGGTAGTTGAGCATCATAATTTTCTTCTCAGCGTTAACCTCGGAGAAGATTTCGGCAACAGCGTCGGTCTTGAACTCCCAGACAAAGTCGTCCGCATAGACAAGCATAACGTCGCAGGCTTCTTTAATAGCGCCATACCCTAGGGCCACGTCAACACCCTTGAGCTCGCCTGCAAGTGCTGCCTTAAACTCTGTTGAACCCACCGCATTTCTAAACGGAATAAACTGGACACGATGCCCGGCGTCCAAAAGGAACTTCATGATTGTGGTAACTGAACGAGCGCAACCGCCCCACCCTTTCGCAGTGGAGACGATCTTAATGAACTTGACCCCTCTTGGAGTTTCAGTCATATACCCTGACGTTAAAATTGGGGCCTTAGTCTCGTTCAATACAGCCACTTGCTCTCCCTGATTCTCAGGAATGTGCACCATCTCTTTTCCCTTCTTCTCATCCTTAGCTTCAATACCTTTACGGATCCAAAGATGACAACGATGTCCACCTCTGAAGGGCCCTTCAAAGTCTGGCACAAGAAACTGAGCCTGATACTTCCTTGCCCATTCCCGACCAGCGTCATGGACGATAACGAAGTTGGCAAACATAGAGGCCACCTCGGTGGAGACGTCCCTTGCTAAGTCTCCCGCCGGGCCGTCTACGAAAGCTAGACCGTATATTACCCTTTGCTTCTTGGTGTCCTCCATTACAAACTTTCTACCGTCCCAAAGCTGAATATCACACTTGGGCATAATCTCTTTAATTTTATTAATCCACCCGTCTTTAGTTTCAAAGGTGGTGGTTTTCACGCCTAGATCGTTAAAAAGCAACGTAGACAATCCGGCCCCGAACTCTAAGACGCTCTTGATTTTATATTTCAAAATTGTCCCGGAGATAAAAGCCCAGTCGCGATCGGTAAGAGATCCTCCACCGAACGCGAGTCCGTGAGTGTTGACCGGCGAGATTTCTGGAATCAAAGCTGGTTCTGTGCTCACGACCGGCTTAGGAGGAGTCGGCACGATATTCTTGAAACGTTTAGGCTTGGCGGAAAAAACTCCGCGAGTTAACCGGCCACCTTTATAATAACCTTTAATAGCGCGAGTAATGTCCTCGGACTCAATAATATCGGCACACTTGGGAATCTTCTTCTCCGCTGTATCTTCGCGGATAACCAAGTTGGTGCAAGCGTCAATAGAACAGTGCCAGCAGGCCGTAACCGCGCAAGGCAACATACCGTCGTTGCTCAGGTAGGCGTGTCCCGCATAACGTGTAAAGCTGACTGGTTCTCTGGCCCCTGCAATAACAACACACGGCTTGTTAAGGCCACCCATAAGGTGCATATGGAAACTGACCAATCCGATCGAACCTTCGGAATTAAGGAAGAGTTTGAAGAGGTCTCGAATGCCATTATCTCTACTTTGGGTTTTGCCGACGTAGTCGATAACATGTGGTCCTTTCAGGCGCGGGGCGTTGTCTTCGGCCGTACCAATCTGGACAAACGTGATATCCGGATTCTGGTCAACAACCTCTTGCCACTTATTGTGTGGGTACATTTTACAACCCCATCCCTTTTCGCCGGTGGTGGAAATAATCCAATAAGGTCTGTCAATAACTGGAGGAGCATCCCACTCTTCTTGAGTGAAATAGACATCCGGACGTGAATCGCCTTGAGGGATTGTAACGCCCAGCTTCTCTTCCATCGACATGCGAAAAGCATTAGTCATATGCCAGTCAAGACTGTTGCTCTTGTTGGTTAATTTGCTGGGCCCAATCTCGACTGTATTCTCTGGAGTAGCTAGAAGAGTCCTGTCGAGGTTCGGATTGTGGTCGAAAATGTGCATGGCCGTTGCCACCACATTAACCCGAACGTCCGGGAACGCCTTTTTGAAATCTCGCACACCGCAAGTGAAAGTAAGCATATCCCCAATTCTTTGACGATTCTTAAACACCACCTCTTTGGGCAAGACGTGGACTTTTCCGTTCCCTCCGGAGATTCCAAGTTCTGTCTGTGCGACGTGTAAAAGCTCCCGCATCTCCTCCTTGTTTTCAGTCTCCCCATGCACGTGCGTAGTCCCGTCCATGATCGACCTAGTTACTAACAAATGCGTATGGTGCGCCATGTTCTTGTCGCCCCACTCCTTCATTTCTCTTTTGCAGATTGGACAGTTATCGTAACTCATTACCACCCCCCTTTTATTGTGTCGCAGATGTAGTGAACGTCTTCTTCGCTCACGTGCATCCCGATGGGAATGGACAGGTAACTGTTCTCTATCTCATTCATCACCGGCAAATCAGCACGCTTGCCTCCGAATATTTTGTACAGATCGTTTCTTGCTTGGACAATGTGGCAATCAATGTCCGCCTCAAAAAGCATCTTGGCGAAGTCGTCGCGTTTCTCAACTAAAACTGTTGCGAGCCACATAACATTACCTTGACCTTCTCTTGCGATTAATCTAATCCCACCGACGTTGTGTAGCAGTCTACGGTAAAGATTAAACAACTTGTACCGATGATCCATGGCCACGTCATAGTGATCAAGCCCAACAAGACCCATAACGGCATTGACATCGTTCATATGTTTCTTAGACCCTAGAATCTCAATGTCGTATGTCATCTTTCGCTCTTTATAGTTCATGGGATTGTTCGGCATTTTCTTGTTGCGATCGATCCCGAACCATCGGAGCAATTTTGCTTTATGGGCATCCTCTTCACTTCCACACACCAGCATCCCGCCGTCAACTGTGGTTAAATGCTTGATTGCCTGGAAAGAACAGCATGTGAAGTCACCGTTGAAGATCCCTAGTGCTTGCGCTGCGTCCGAGATGACCGGAACAGGAACCGGCACGTCGCCATCTGACGTGTGAATCATCCCCACATCGGCCTTGACGCCCCCGAGGTGCACCTGCACCACAGCCCGTGTCCTCTCAGTGATTTTTGCTCGAACATCGATAGGGTCAATACAGAGGGTATTCCTGAGAACATCCGCCCAGACAATCTTGACTCCCAGCTTTAATAACGGCAAGTTAGTGGCCGTGCACGTGAGCGGGGTGGTGATCACCTCATCACCCGGCTTTAAACCCGCGAGCTCATACGCAAGCTCAAGTGCGGCCGTGCCGGAATTGACGCTAGTAGCGTTTGTCAACCCGAACCCTTTGGCAAACTTCCTCTCGAACTCATCGACCTTAGGACCTTGTGTGATATTCTTTTCACCCAGAATATCGTACACGGCTTCACGGACGTCTTTTGGTACATACGGACTAAATAAATTAATCACGTCTCTGCCTCCATTTTGATGCTGGTTATGTTTTAACTATCACGCCACCGATGACTTGATAGGGTTGCAAATTATTATGTGGCTGTCCACCGCCGGTACCGCCATCAGTGGTACCCGTGTTAGGACCATCCCTTGGGGCAGAAGTACCTTCCCCAGAGAACCCGTTGACGAAGTTAATGGCCGCCGTGAAATTATGGGTATGTTGAGGCAACTCGCCGACCGTCAAGGTATGATACTTCTCACCGCCGAACTGACCGGGCGCCAAGAACTCTGTAGTACCATCCGCACCGATCAACACCTTGCCCTTGCCATTAGGAAGATTAAAGGTCGTTGTTCCATCCCCTGGACCATACGAAGTTCCAATGACGCCGAACAGAGCTGAATAAGTAGTCCTGCTAACAGCCGATCCATCACCAAGAATATATCCGGTCGGAACGTTACTTGACAGACCGCCCCACGGAAGTATTGCACCCGTCGGCACACCACCGGCCTGACCACCAATACCGACTGCCCAACTTGTAGGCGAAGTAGTTGGATTGTTCCCTGCGTTATTATCGACCAAAGAATTATAAACAATCCCACTGACCTTTGCGATACCGCCCACAAAGTAAGTCGTACTGGGATCCCACTCGCATATACCTTCCTGAAAGATATACGCCAACTGACGGAAAGCCAAAAGGAACAAGCTGTTCATGTCCTCAAGCGGTGGGTCATAATTACCGATGATCGAAGCTCCCCATCCGTTTAAAAAAGCTGCGAGGGATTGTATCGCCACCGGATCCTGAGAGAATGTTTGGGGCGGGTTAGCCTTTGATCCGAAGATCCCAAAATCCCCTGACGGACCAGCTGACCCGAATTGCTTTTGAAATACCCTGACTATTTTTGCCATAAAATCTCCTTATTAAGTGGCGCTACTGCTTGAGCTAGAGCTAGAGCTTCTACAAGAACTGCTACTGCAACTGCTCGAAGAAGACCTAGATGAGCATGAGCTCGAACTGCTCGACCGGCAACTCGAACTGGATGAACAGCTGGACGAAGAAAGTGAATCAACAGTTATGCTAAGACCAACACCCATCGGCTTTGGCAGGATCCCGAGAAACTCAGCGATCTCCAATATCCGACGATACGCATTGTCAGCGTGGTATACGACGGTCATGTTCTTATTATCGAGAATCGTAATGTTAGTCCCGAACGCCGCAAAGAAAGCATTAGCCAGATCAGCTAAACTCGTAAAGGTGTTGTTTTGGATTATCTTGATTTGGATGCACGCATTCATCTCGAAGTCTGTCATCCGCAATGTCGAATTAGAAAGGTACCTAAGCCACACGCTCTGCGGATAAATGGTACTGAGATATCGCCCGAACCCCGGCCTTGGTGCAGGGTCGTTGTATCGAACAAAAGAAAAGAAGGTGTGCTGTAAGTCAAGACCATACACTAATCGGTTCACTCCAACTATCCGCCCGAGGATATCCAACTGTGGCCCAATAGCCACATCGAGATCAAAGCACCGCGCCAACTCAACTGGAAGCCCATCACACAAAGCCTGATTTGCCATGAGCCCAATCGTCTGCTGTGCCTTAGGTTTTATCCTATACTGGATGATCAGCAGTTTTTGGTAGTAAGATAGAATCGACGTTATATCCATATTCCCTCTTTAGAAAATAGTTATGTTACCGGGCGCTAAAAGGAACTTGTTCGTCTTAACCGTCGGCGTCACAGAATCGAACCATGTAAAGTTATCCGTCGACACCTGACATGCCGAAACGAGCAAGGTCGGGTCGATGGTGTGTATCAATGATATGACCGTCGTGGTATCTGCTGTCTCAAAAATTGAAAATATGTAATCAGATACAAGACTGTTGATGATTAAATTGTTGTCTATCGTTCCGCCAATAAGCGAAGTCAAATGAAACTTGATGTAGAGATTTTGTAAAACGACACGATCAAAAGCAACCGTGAACGTGGATCCATCCGGAAGGGTGATCGGGCTAGTCGTCGCCCCAAACATGCCACAACCCATACTGCGGTAATTATAAATCATTCGAGCCACATCGACCGTACCACCGCCATCAACGATGACCCAGATCGAATGGCCGGGCACGCCATCGCCATTGACACTACCCGATATGTTCTCATAGACCACAGCCTGATTCATCCCCGTGACAGTGAGCAATCCACCGATCAGCCCATTTAATTCACCCTGAGCCGGTAACCCGACAGAACTCTGTCTGCGTTGACGAAACTGTGCGTCCGTCTCCTGATCAACGCCCGTCTGATAAGCTGCCAAAGGATTGTTGACGCTGTTGACACCCAGGAAAACTGTCACCGGAATATTTAATGTATTGGCAAGGCACTGAACAGCGCCGATATTAACTGACTGAAAATTTAAGGTATTGTTTCCCTTTATCAAAGAAGCGCTCACGATTAACTGATACTGGTTACCCGTAGCGTCCTGTATGGTGTACGGCGATGACGTATCCTGACCGGGCAAATTAATCGCCTGATTAGTGTTGATCAACACAGCAACCTGTGTATAAGTACCGCCCTGCCGTGTGATCCCGCAAAGCTGACTGACCGCATCGAGATCGATCCCCACAGCCTGATCAGGATCCTTGGAGTTATAAATCTGAACAAGCAACTCCAAAACATTCTGTTTGGCTAACGCAAAAATATTAATCCACTGGCCATCCGGACTGTTTTGATTGACGTTAACATCAGCTCCGTAGATCTGCAGAAGCCCCGGAACAGTCGGCGTCCCATTGACCAAGTCATTCCAGATATCCGAAAAGCTCTGTATCTGGATTCCATTTCCATCTATCTGATTGACAGCCATTAAATCACCTCCACGATCTGCGTTTGATTTTTTGAGAAAATCGTATTGATATCATACGTTATCGTTAAATGCCGATTGATGACATTCGCATTTATTGAATTAACTTTGGTAACCCCATAGGACTGAAGAATAGTCCCACGCACGGTAAGTTGAATTTGTTGCTGTGTCGACTTAGTGCCAAGAATCGTCAACCAGTCAATACCAGCGCTCGGCGCGAACCAGCAATCCTTTAAAAATGAAAGGATACGAGTCTTAACGTCGAGAGCGATAGCATTGTCCTGTATCGCATAAGACTGTTTTCCAAAACCAAAATTCCAATCGCCTATACCGTCGAGTGATCTGAATATCATATTTTTATTATCCAGTTAACCATTAATCCCGGTTGTACGTTGTTATGAGGAACATCGCCACCCGCAGGATATGTCGTCCCTGTCTGTGGATCCCTTGGTGAAGTCGTGCTGTTACCACTGAACCCCTTGACATAATCCCAGCTCGGGAAAGGGTGCGTGTGACTTGGCATTTCCAGTATGCTTAACTGATGCGCCTCTTCGCCGACCTTCCCACCAAGCACATCACGAAGAGGTGTATAAACCGGCGTGAGAGGACCACCGTCCACACCGCCGATATTATTCAATCCAACTGGTACCCGACCGCGCATGTCCGGCAAATTAAAAAATAAACCGGATCCGCCATAAACATATCCAATGGCCGCAAAGAGTGCGGGGTACGATGTTATAAGAACAGACTGACCATAACACCAAAGCCAACCTGATGGAAGAGTAATACCAAAATAAGGTTGACCGAACCCAGACTGAGGAAGCCTCTGCCCGGTGGAATCGATGATCGAAGCAAACAAGCTAGTGAACTTGGCAATCGTTTGTCCAATAGCGGTCACGATGCCATCAATGGCGTAATTCAATATCGGAGTAGCCACAGAGTTCAATCCTACCAAAGCCACCGCATCACTCAAATCATGCAGCCGTTCAGAATTAGGCGGGCTCGATGTGCTCCCCTGCTCCAACCACAAATCAATATCCCGATCACAGAACATCAACAAGCATGTGTCACCAGCGAAAATAGGATAAGTGGTGTACCCTCCGCCCCCGCCCAACACGATCACAGGGACCCGGACCAATACCGGATAGTCAATGATCACGTCCGTATACGTGTTCTCGCTGGTAGCGTTCCTTTGTTTAAGAGTCTTCTTATAATTAAAAGCCACGGTGCACGTGGCCGTTATTGGGTCGAAAGTAATGATCGTCCCGATGGCATGGCAATTCAATTCCCGCTTCACTTCGTTCTTAATCATGTTAAGCAGGTATCGAAGATCGCTTTGGTTTAGCTGTAATATAGAAGGTGTCGTACTCATGTGGCTGCCGGTAATCCTATCTGTGGTATTAATTGAGCATTTTTCTGAAAGCTAAACAACGACACGTTACTCTGACACTTGCCACCAATCGCATCCGAGATCGTTCCAAAATGATTAACCCCAACAATTTTATAAACCCCGTTGTACAAAGTCTCCGTGGCCGTAACAAGACTAATCTGCTGACCAACAGCCAAGGTGGGCTCGAACAGCATCTCCACGATGACCCACGTCTGCGACCGCTTGGGTGCGCCCAGCAACCCCGTGTCCGAGTTAATCGTCCCGACAGCACCAGTGAACGCATCCTCATCGGACATGATATTGAGAAGACCGTTATCTATAAAACAAGAGCTTTGCGTTTCATCAGTTAATATCGGCCATGAGTAATCGTTGATAGAACGATTGTATTGAACCTCGTTGTACTTATGGATATACCCCGGAGTGACCGTCTGACCGGCCGGACAAGAGTTGACAACGTCCTTGACCAACTGATTAATGACATCCTGTTTATTTACCTGACCATTCCAAGTTTTATTAGTGAACGCATTGACCATCGCAAATCCATAATCAAACGCCTCAATCTCGGTGATGAAATTGTTCTGACCCTGCATACGGTAAGACGTGCACCACTTAATGTTGCCGTCAAAGATAATAGGTAAAGGATTAGCGTAACCGGCCCTAAGCGTCACACGCCTCATGGTAAATTTATTTGTCTGATCCTTAAACAGCTGGTTCCGTGTCGTCTCCGCCAAGTTATAAATCTGAAAAGAGCCCGTGTTAGCCGTTGCCAATGCCGCCCTTTTGATATTGAAAGTCAATGTGAAGGGGTTTTTAATAACAACAGCCTTCGCTGGATCCCCAGTATTAATAAAAGAAGTAAACGACGTCAACGGTGACGGTATCTGCGGGATATAATTTGTTAAACTATTGATTTGATTGAGGGCATTGTTCTTAAAATTATTTACAAAAGAGATAGGAATTATAGTCGAACCCTCGATGCTGGTAAGCAATCCCGCGACCTGACCGCTGATCTGGCTCTCTAAATTACTGATCAGTGCGGCCGGGATCCCCAAAGTGCTCTGCAAGCTCTTAACTAAACTAATGAGCGAAGTCATCTGACTTTGAATGCCGGTGAGGATCCCACTTAATGCGCCAAGGTTTAAACCAGATATGGTCTGTATCTTGTTAAGCAACGTCGACACCTGTGTCGCCTGTGTCTTGAGTGAATCGACAAAGGTATTACCCGACGAGAAAGTCTGGATATAACTCGCCGGATAAATAGTCAACTCATACTGTCGCCCGAACTTAACGGCCATGTTTACCCCAAAGTAGTTTCAACCAATGCCACGTCGCTTGGACTCAACGTGTAAAGGGTCGCCCTGCCATTTTGAAAATCGTTTATAAACACCGGCTCGTACAGATCCTTCATCAGACATGCCAAGCCAAAAGGAATAAGATTCCTGATCGCCCGTAGCATATTGGTCGAATTGACCATGCGTTTATTGTTGACCGAATACGCACCATAGGTAAAGCTGTAAAACCACCCCGACTGATTATACGAATACCGCAAAGAAAGATTAAGGTTCTGCCCACTCTCCAATTTAAGGATCATCGTCTGCAGAGGACTGTTTGTAATGATATCGACCTGTATCATATATTTGCTCCATTAAATTGAACGGGTATCAAAGTAGATGCAGCGCTTACCAATGTTGTAGACGGTACCGCCAGCCCGCTTGTTATCCCACTATTATCCGGCGTTTCTTGAAGCGTTTGTAAAGGCTGTCCCACGAGCGTGCTTAAGTCAGCGCCAGTGGACGTGAGCGAAAGGGTGTTGGCGAACCTGATCGCTTTAAAGGTGACGGTGAAATCGCTTATGATCCTTGTTTGCTCGTCCTGCTTGACCCTAACATTCTCGATGGCCATGTTCTGCAGGATCCCCCAAGGCGTCTCCACTTCGCACAGTTGGCGAGAGAGCCATAGGTTATAAAAATACTGAAAGGCGTTCTGCTGTTTATTTGCTGTCGTACTCACGCCCGAGAAAAGGCTGTAAATATTTTGAGCCTGATTAACGACCGCCGCAACGCTGGACGTCACGGCCGCAATGCTGTTATAAACCTGTGTCGCCTGAATCGAAAACTTAGGGGCAAGGCCCAGGACCGTGCCGAAGCTCTGTGCTTCGGTTAAAATATTAAGAAAGAAATTGCTAAAATTATTAGACAACTCCCCGACATACCCCGAGAGCATGAACTTCTCCGGTCGCAACGCAATGTGATCCTGAATGGCCGAATTGTTCTCCGTGTAGTGATCAGTGATATCAGAATCCAATGAGAACTCTTCTGTCCCAATGAGATCGAATATAAAACCTGATACGCCGATCAAAGAAGGGTTATCCGTCGGCCTAACTATAAACTGGCTAGTGACATTGCTAACCAATGCCGGTAGTGTACTGACGTTGCTTTGAACATTAGTGCTTATCGGGGAATCAGCCATTATACACTTCCTATCGGACTGCTGTTGACCACATCGTTGTAGTCTTTGTCCAGTTGTTCCTTAGTGGTCGTAACCTTCGTATGAGGATCGCTCGTTTGAATCGTATTTTTAACGCTCACATGAACCTTGGCTGAATTGGGATTAAAATAAGGATCCTGCCCATGCATGCTTTTTTCCGGTAAATATGGGGAAGGTAAATTAGCGTCAGAGAAAAGTGCTTTAAGGTCTTTCCAATCCTCGGCAAGAAGCTTCCCAGGATGAGCGATCCCATCCATCATGGCCGCAATGAGCCCTAACTCCTTCTTGAATAAATCAGACTTTAATAAATTCTGATCTAAACTAATGCCGATCTCCTCGAATCCTTTGAAGACGGGCTCCAATGCCACACCAATCTGCGCCCACGTCACAGCCAAGTCATGCCCGAGCCGGGCATTGATCGCATGGTACCTAGCCATCTCCGCCAAACTAGCTGCGCTCAAAGCCTCATTGTCTTTCTCTTTAGCCAACTCCTCATTAGACATCGCCCAGATATTAAGCATCTCGGTACTCATGCCCAACTGCTCCGTGAACCACCGCTGTTGATCAACGCTCATCCCGTGCAAGCGATCATGGAGCATTTTTAATAAAGCAAACTTATCTGTAACGTGCGTGGGATCCAACCCTAACATCGCCCAAACATTTGAGCCCTCTCCGGTAAACTTCATCCTAAAGACTTCATCCTGCAACGTACCAATGGATGCCGCTATCGTCCCGGCAGATACACCCGCCTGATCGGCCATAGCGTTCCACTTTTGAATCTCCTGCGTTGACTGGCCGGTCTGCAAGCCGAAATTATTGATCCCCAGAGCCATATCATCGGCCAGACCAACAAGCTTCTTGGCGCCCTCGTACACCGCACCAAAGCCCGTGGCCGCAATGATGCTCGACATGTTAAGCTCAGTGACAGCCTTGCCGAAGTCCTTGAGCTTCATCGTGTCGGCCTTAAATCCAAGTTCGAATAACAGTTCGCCTATTTTCATTTGGTTTCCTTGTTCATGAAGAAAAACTCCTCTTCATAGTCTATAAGGAATTTCTCGTACTCTAACATCACGATCACATGCATCGAATCCTGATTTAATATCGACTCCGGTGATCCGTACCCACACTTGCTAAGCTTGGTCGCTATGATCAAAGCCTCGTAATCTTCGTCTACTTGGACGTCTGGTCTTCTACTTTTTTTAGTAGGCGAATGTTTGGAAATAGTGATTCGAGGCTTTTGCGAAAAGGGGTTAGGTTGTAAACCATCACCTCCTTGAAGATCTCCAAAAAATCCTCGGCTACTGTTTCGTCATTAAACAAATTAGGCTCAACCTTTTTATTGTTATAAAGCACTCGCCCGCCCATGCACTCCCAGATTGAATCCTCGATATCCTGTGAAGACATCAAGGTGAGTATCCCGTTCTTAGCCGTGTTAATGGCATCGTCGGTCAGCTCGAGATTAAACACCTCGCCAATCGAATGGCCTTCTTTAAGGCCAAGCTTCAAATTAACGTCTTTTAATTCTTTGAGAATGGTCTTAAAAAGTTTGTGACCAGTTACGAAAGGCGACCTAGTTATATCGAGGGTCGCACCACTCTTCAGTGTCATTTTCATCGTGCCACCCCGATCAAATTGGAAACATCATTGGACTTACTCATTGCGTTGTCCTCCGTTTTTTTATGCAGTTGTTAAGATTCCCTCCCTAGCCGATAGACCTCGGGGCATTGGAGAAGTGTAAATTCCAAATTGCGATTGCCTGTTCCGTATCACCTTCGGTATTCTCTTTAGCGTTGATGTTCCTTTTGAAAGCACCGCCAGAGAGAGTGTAGATATCCTGCTTGATCCCACCATTACCATCGCCGATGTTCTTAATGAACTCGCCGGTTAGCAAAGCAAAGGCCGCAGGGTTTTGCTGGAACAAGGACAGAAGGTTAGTCAAGAACATATCGTCTGCCCCGCCCCTCAATAACCGCAAGGTAAACGTGCACTGCCGTCCTTGGTTATCGAAACCATAGATCGAATTGCCGTCCTTACCCGTTTTGATCTTGACCAAGTCGTTTGGGAAATCCAACACAGCGGTATCCCCATCGCCAAAATCGACAAGGGTGCGACCGTTGATCTGTATTGTATCGTCGCCTGTTAAACTGATAATCATGCTATCCTCCTTTTAAAATCCACGTTACGGATTGATGTTGATGACAATGCTCGAGCTATGTATCGCCCCAGCTTCCTTGATAGCGATCTGAACCAGCGGTGATTTCCTTGCTGTCCTGTTGACCGGAAGCTGTTGATTAACCGGAGCACTGTAAATATAATATCCTTTTTGAAGGACGTTATTAATCAAATCCGCTTGAACCCCGAAATACTCCGGAGAATTCCAAGACCCCGGTGCGATGTACCCGTTGTTAACAGCCTGATCGCACACCTGACGATACACAGACTTGAGGTAGGACATGCCCGGCTCTGTCTGCGGAATCTTAGTGCCGACCTGCAGTAGAGCGTTAAATCCGTTGACCTTGATCTGGCTGACGAACCAAATGAGATTATAAATCTCATCGAAGAACTTGTTCGCCCCGTTTGAAACGTAAGCCGAGATCCCCGCGAAGTCGGTATAAAGATCCACGCCCGCTGTCTCGCACTGATTGTAAATGGTCTGAGTGATCCCTTCATCGGGAGTGATCCCGATCAACTGTTTCAAGTTCATGGTGATCGCCGTATTGTTCCCCGTGAAATCAACCGACATGCCACGCCCTGCGGCCGCTGCCGCTTGCAAACGAGCATCCAGAGAAGCCGTACTGCGATAAATACAGCGTGTAGAATTGTCCGTGGCGTTCTTAATATCGGTGAATGGACCGGCGATATCAGAACCTGTTGAAGAAGGCAAGAAGAGAATCTTGTCTTGGAACCCTGCCACGATGGTCGCCAGAGCAAGCATAAGCCCGGACGTGGGATAACTGTTGCTGATGATCCCACAGAAGAACACAAGCGGAGCGCAACGTGTAATTGCGTTTGCCAAAGTCTCGGCATTAAGCATAGGGAAGATAATAAGGTTCCCACCCCCGGCCAAAATGTTCGGCTGTTGACTAAACACAGCGATGGCCTGTAAGTAAGCCTCAGATCCTGATCCCCAATCTTCGGCAACGGCGGCCGGAGAAACGTAAGACTGGAATGCGCCATATGCGCCTCCCGCAATAGGAACCTCGGACGTGAACAAAGCCACGTTGTTGATATTATAATTTCCTAACCCCACCGGGGTTTGAATGACTGACACATCAATGACATTCACTATATCGAGCATTTAACTCCTCCTTACGTTTGAGGATACACAGTTGGATCCTTACTGGGTATCACGAAGACTACATCTAAATCTGGTTGACCATCATTGACCCTTACCTCAACACTATGCGAGTCCAAGAATTGAGCGACCTTAACTTTATTGTACCAGGACATGACCTTGACCTCGAGATCGAACCTGTACAAACGAGCAGTCCCTTCTACCTCATTAACAGGGATGATGTTGACGTTCCTAAATATTTTAAAACTGTTTGCTTCCTGTATCTGCTGAGAGTAGATGGAATGAAGAGCCATGACCGCTTCCTCTTTCCTCTGCAAAGCATCCAAGTTCCTCGAATAAAGCCCGATGGATATATCCTCGAGCATGTTCGAGTCCTGCTCCTCATTAGCACCATCGATGGTGGGTACCATTAAATTTCTGGAAGAGATGACCTTTGGAGATCCTTTGTACTCGATATAAATAAACAGACCGGCCTTAGGCGGGATGCGGAATTTCTGATTATAGATGACAACACGATCACTATCGAGTCCAAGCTCTTCAATAAGAATAAGCCGTATCAAATCCAAAGTCAGATACGCCGTGGTAGAGTTAGGATTCTCTGATGTGTTAAGTCTCATCTTCGTAGTCCTCTAGCAAGTCGTACTCCCGATAGCCATACTCGCTCTGATGCATCTCGGCCATGATCCGGTATTTAACATCCCTGATCAATACGATATCATCGAGATTGAGCCGAGGCTCGGGTAGTACATGGAGCTTACTCCACTTCCAACTGCGCTCGCCCTCCGGCTTAATAGCCAGCTGACGTTGAGTAAACGCCTGTCGAACACCTTGCGTGAGGATACAGATTTTCTTCTCTTTGAGATACCCTGAGTCATTACGCTTCTTGACAATCTCTATTTTAATGCTTTGAAAGAACGTCATGACGCCAGACGATAAGTCCGGCAAATCAGTCGTATCATTAACGTTTCTTTTGTTAGCACGATCTATCTTCATCTTGATACCACCCTGCTAGAAATTGACTGTCGTAACTGACCCGTATCTATAAGATGAGAAGGTGCGCCACCCGCCCTGCCGTAGCCACCTATCTCCGTGGATCCCTTTTTCAAGGAAGGCCACGTTCCGTATCCTGACGTAGGAAAAGCCTGATGCACTATGCTCTCTCCAATCGCCGCAAGCTTTTCGTAAGCTATGGTGATATTGGAAGTCTCAAGCCCTTTTAAAATCAACTGTCCGACCCTAGCCATCATCCCCGGCATTTTGGTCGTAAGCGGAACCTCAAGGAATGACCGGCGCGGTATCCTCCGCTTCGGACTTCCCTTCTCATGGATAAGACCCAGATCCGCATTAGATAAATCAGAGTCCTTCTGAACCACTGGGACTTTTTGCTTCCCTGATTTACCGCCGACAGCTTCCTTCTTAATGACTAAACGTCCACCTGACTTGACCCCGAGAATGCCAATCTGAGCAACGAAATTCTTCCCAAGTTCCTTCTCGATCTCCTCCAACTTGGTAGTGTCGAGCCGGACCATGATCCGGTTCTCTGAACTGTCGCCGATCTTCTTGACCTTAACGCTCATTGTCGTGGGCCTCCAGCTATGACGAAAACATTGCCGTATAGAAACGGTATAGTAAGCTCAAGGAACCTCATCCCATATCCGTTGACCGTCAACGAAGACAAGAATGGATCCTTGGTATACGCCTCTGGAAGCTGGTAGCTAACAGACACCGATCCCACCGAAGTGGAACTGATCGGAAACTTCGACTGGCTCGACAACCCCTTTGTAGAAAGCTGGATGTTGCGAACCAAGCAAAAGGCGACGAGATACATGAAAGCGTTCGTCGTCTGTGCGTCCGTTCCATAAAGCCCGGAGTTAAAATTAATCTGGGCCTCTCCAAGAGCGCGGTTAAAATCCCCGGCTGTAACGTAGTCGAGGTTGTTACCATCCGTCCCTTGGGCGAAGAAGAAATCCCTCGCGAAAAAGCTCTGGAAATCAGTATATACCGGCGGTGTCCAGGACATATTTACCTTTTCTTGGTCTTAGCCAAAGCCTTCTTGACTGCTGGCCTTTTCTTGGGTTTATCTTTCGGCTCGTCCATACGTACCAGCATTTGTGGATACATGCCTAACAACTTGGTACCGAGCTCGTCTTTAACGTCCATGCTGGTGCTGGGATCCATATAAAGACGATCCTTCTTAACGTCGTGCTCGTTCGCACGACCACCACTGATGATGTCTTCTTTGGAAATAATAATTGCTCTTCCGCCTTTATTATACAGCTTCATTAGAGTTCTCCTTTGGTAAGTCACGGGATTTTTTCCGCGTGATCGTGTTGCCATCTGGTAGTTTTACGACAATAGTCGTCGGGCGATTCTCGACTAGTTCAGCTTGAACCAGTCGCCTACCGCCATTCAATCTATCGTCTAGATAAACCTTCACTTGGCGCATCTTTATCCTTTCTTAACCTCAGAAGTCGAAGTATAAGACCTCTAATCCGCGATACACGCCGACCCCTGTTGCTTGGCCGTAACCTGCATCTTGGAACTGGAAGTTGTTAAGAGTATTGGGCTGTGTAACGGTATAATCCACGGGAATATCCATGCGGAGAGTCTCGGGATCATAACGATACATGCAATACCTATTCAACCCTGTCCCTGCGTTCACAACGCTACTGTTGTAGGTTGGCATGCTGTAAATACTGGGAAGGATCTTGATACCGCCGGGAACGATCTCGGCAAAGGCCTTCTTCAAATATTCCAGCTTGCTATTGAACGGGTATGTGGGTGACACTGGTGTAGCTAACCCTAACCAATCATTCTGAGGAATGATAAAGTGGGTTGGCATTGCAGTGTACGCACAATTGGACTGGTAAGACGCCACAACCAATGACACGAAATTCGCGAACTGTGTCGGAGTCATGGAACTGATTGACGCGGTGATAGTGGTCAAGTCTGAGTTGACGTTGCTACCACTCTGGCTCAGGAGACCGGGGAAGTTGGTCTGATCGGACAACACGCCCAAAAAGGCCATCTTCTGGATACCTAAGTCCCAGTTTTTCTTACGGCTTCTGTGCTTGGATTCGATGATATCCCAGTTGTTCGACTGAAGAGCCTGTTCAATCTCAAACACGGAATACCCTACTGCCTTCGCCCAATTCAACACAGCGACGGTCTTGCTAGCGATCGCGGAGTCAGCAGACTCTAAGCGGTCGTTACCAGAACCTTGCTGGATGATGCCTGACTCGAAATCACGGGCGGTGGACACCGTTAAGTTGGTCAGGATGTTTTGGGAAAACGCACCGTCTCCGACGGAAATAGGGATATAATCCGCTGGAGCCACCTCGTAGAACTTTTGCTCGGTGATCTGCTTCTTGATAAACGTGAGTGTATCAATAGCGATCTGGTACCCGAGGGTTGTCTGGTCAATGTCCCCAGTGGCATTGCGCACTGTAAGACCTGACAATGAACGGGCATTGTGCCGGGCTGCACTTTGCTTGACAAAATCCTGAACTGATTGTTTCATTCTGATCCTCCTTCGATGTTTGTTTAAAAACTTATGTAGCTGAACTTGAAGAACTGGAACTAGAACTACGGCAGCTGGAAGAGCTTGAGCTGCTGGAATACTGTGCCACTGTACGGATCAACACGCGAAGCAACTGAGCGGTCGCGGTAGTGGTGTCAAGAGCAACGCCCGCAGCAGTATTAACACCCGCCCAAGCAATGACCTTGTCGCCGGTCGCAACAATCTCGACCATCTGTCCACGAGTAATCGCAGCACCAGATTCCATCTCCATAACTGATCCGGCCAAAGCAACTTCAACTTTGCCACCGGCAGTATGGGAAGGTTTCTTAGGCGTTAACACAACGAACCCGAAGATCTGGTCAGTCGCTACTGCCTTCTCGACGAGGATTGTGTTAGCACTGCCTGTGATCAACCGAACAGCTGTACCGGCATAGAAAGTACCGCTGGACGCTGTGGTAATCTGGCAAGAGATTGTCGAAGGACTAGGGACTGCTGAAAGCCCTCCCTTAATTGGTCCCTGTGTGATCTGGTTTAGATTTTGAAATTCAGCCATTTGAAGCCTCCTTGTTTAATGTTGTCGAACTTAACTCCCAAGCCGATGTCGGTCTATCAATTAGATAGCGGATGAACTTGAACTTGAACTCGAACTTCTACAACTACTGCTTGAGCTACAACTAGAGCTAGACAAGCTCGAACTTGAACTACAGCTTGAACTGCTAGATCTACAAGAGCTCGAACTACAACTCGAACTGCTACTTCTGCAAGAACTCGAGCTTGAACTTCCTTCTTCCAACGCTGTTTCAATCAACACCCGGACAAGAACGTTAGCAGCAGGTGCCATGTCGAGAGCGTGCCCGATGTAGGAGTTGACTCCTCTGAAGGGTGTGACCAACGTCCCCGCAGCCACAAGCTCTAACACTGCCCCACGTTGGAACGCAATTGCTGACTCCATCTCCATGACGGAACCAGTAAGTGCCACTTCGACTCGGTCTGCCTTGGTCCAGATATTCTTCTTGGGCCCATAAACAATGAACCCAAAAATATTATCACCGACTCCCGCCAAATCAACGACATATTCATTGGCATTGCCGGAGACCAACTTCACGGGGCTCGCAGCCACGAACGCATTCACCGACGTGCTGAGAATAACGCACGACAACGTGCTCGGGTTAGGAACGGCGCTAAGCTGTCCTTTGACGGGGGACTGATTTATTGCGTTTAGATTCTGACCCATCCGTCCCTCCTCTTATTGATCAGTCCCGTAACGAGTCCTACCGCGATCTACCCGGTTCGTCATGGTGTCGATGGTAAGGGTGCTAGCGACGGAGCCGTTCTCGCGGGCGGTATTCAAGCGCACGAAATGCTGAACGTCCTTCTTGCCGTTACCTTCGGTGATTTTCTTTTCGTTTTCTTTCTTCTCTTCTTCTTTCTTCTTGGCCTCTTCGTCCTCGGCGTTTTTCTTCGCCATTTTCTCGTCCTCGTCCTTCTTTTTCAGGGCCTCGTCTTCTGCGTTCTTTTTGTTCTTCGCCTCTTCTTCTTTTTTCTTTGCTTCTTCCTCGGCGTTTTTAACGACAGTTTCCTTCGCACCCTCTTCTTCGCCCTTCTTGATCTCCTTCTGCGCATCATCTGCGTTTTTCTTTTTCGCCTTATACTTCGCGATTAAGTCGCTGACGTTGTGCACGGAACCGTCGATCTCCAATTCGTTTTCAACGGATTGGACGGCTTCGTAGTCGTTCTCTTTAGAATGCTTGGCAAGCTCAGACAACGACACCATCTCGTTTTCGATCTGAACAAACACATTGTCAGCATTCCACTTTTGCTTAGTTGGATCTTTGGGATCCACCTCTGCGCCAGCTTTATCGTTGGACTTTCGGAACAATTGAATCATTTCTCTTCCTCCTTTTTAGTTTACGTACTCTTTGCCACCTTCACCGTTACAAAATTGTCCCTCCTCTCCTTCGCCTTTTCGTAGGCAGAGCATTCTTGCGTTTGCCCGAGAAGCCTTTCATCAGCATAACGTTGAGAAATCTCCCCACCCGCGCCCGCAACAGAGCACTTGCCCTGGACGAGATATTCGCAAGTGTCACAGACTCTTTGAACTTTGTTAACACGAACAGTTACCACATTCTTACGACCCGCGCCTTCTTTAATAGAAGCCTTCTTTGAGTTCACCAACATCTGGGTTGGTTGAATTACGCACTTCTCATATCTGGGGGAAGTAACTAAAGCGAGGTGGTTGAACACCCCGTCGATAATCTCCTCATTATATTTAATTGCGTGCCACTCTCCGCCGGGCCCGGTGACTACTTGGTCGTACGCGCAAGAGACAGAGTAGCCGTTGGCTACCTTCTCCTTGGCTTTGTCGTCGGTCAGAATAAAAGAACAATAGGCCCACCCGGAGTAGTCGTCGAACCAAACTCTTGTAACATACCCCACAGCATGATCCTGGAAGTCCTTGGGGGACACGTCCACGTGGTTGATAACAACGGGCTTACCCACGAAGGTCGGGAGCATCTTGTTTATCGTGGCCTTGGTGAGCATTGCGATGCCGGCGTCTACGTCCTCATAGGACACGAGCCCACTCTCTAAGAAGTTGACCACGTATTCGCTGGGCCAATCCTTAGCGTTCGATTTAGCTTGCTGTATTCTTTTAGTTGTGATAATCATTTATTTAATGCCCCCCCCCC